CGGCCGCCATGCTGGTCGATCCAGTATCCAACGATGAAGTCGCCGCACCGGTAGTTGTCGAGGTCAGCAACAGGCCGAGTTCCAAAACGAGCGCTGCTGGACTGGCCGTATCAGTGCCACCAAAATCGATGAAATAATCATCGACCGTGATGCCGTAGCCCTGACCTGGCAATGTGCAAAGCGCGATGACATCGGGGCCAGTGGATGCGAGCGAAGTGATGTTGGAGATGCCGTTGGTGCTGCCGCCAGCAGCATTGACCACCGCGCAAAACTCGCGGCAGACTATCGTGTTGCCTTCCTGCAACTGCGGCGGCGTGTTGTTGTAATCAGCGGCGAACCAGTATTTAGCTGCCATTGTTCGTGATCTCCCTTAAGCGCCGGTGCTCGAAGCGTAGGAATATAGGCCTATATCGGCATAGTCGGCACCGTAAAAGATGGTCCGCTCGAAGCCGTAAATCATGGTGAGCGTGACTCGCAGGTCGTTACCGGCGTCCAGCAACTCCTCGTACCAGTTGACGCGCATCGGCTCGCCGTCCACCACGTCCACCGCGCCGAAGGCCACCGCCAACGACTGCGCGCCCAAGAAGATGCCGTAAGCGACGTTGGTAGTGCCGTTGGCCGGAGCACCCAAGGCACCGGGGCTTGCCACGTTCTGCTGCGTGATCGCGTTGAACCAGAGATTTTGCGTTGAATCGCCCCACGGCACGTGCGCGTCTTCGTGCAGCGGCACGTTGTTGTGGATGCCGAGCGCGCCCACGAAGATCGGGTTGCCGGTGGCGATACCGCCTTGGAGCAGCGAGGAGAACACGTCCCCCCACTGACCCTTGTCGAAATTGTTGCGGAGATCGCGGGCCTGGTAAGTGTGAATGAACGCCATCCCGTTGACTTCGATGCCCTTGATGACCACCGGCTTGATCGGAAACGGCAGCGCACGAGACATCGCGACTGCCTGATTGATCATCGAGAGATCGAATCTGGCCGCCGGGGTCAGGCTGAGATTGGCGATAGAACTGACGTTGCCCGCAAGAATCAAATGGTTCGCGTCGATCGCGGTGACGGCGTTCATGCCGGTCGCGCGCACATCGGTTTGGCCCGTGTTCCCCGCCGCTTGGTTAAGCGCCGCATAGCCCCAGATTTCCTTGATCCAGTTCGACGCAATCGCGTAGATCGCATCGCGCGCGGACCACGGTGCCCGCTGCTGGCTCATGCGACCGGACCACAGGATCGGTAAGCGGTGCTGGTTGATCGTCACCACCTGCGACGTGTACTTGATCGGCACTTCCTGATTGGTTACCGGTGCATCGCCCAACACGCCGAGCGAGGCGATATTCGGCAACAGGTCGAACCGGACGTTATCGCCAGGGCCGTGTAAAGGCTCGTCAAAATACTGGGCGAAGTTCGTCATATCGCGAGGGTTGAGACTCGCCGACATGAGCTTCACGAGGACCGGGGATTTGGTGGGTTGCGCAAAAAAGCGCTGTGAATAGATTTGGACGGCGATAGGATCATTGGCAACTACCTGAGTTAACGTGGCACTATACCTCCTGACGTAGCGTCAATTAGCCCACTTAACCTGAAGTGTCGCCGGATGTTCGATGCCTTATTGGCTTGTGAACATCCTTGGGGCCGAAGCCCTCAAAGGCCGCATCGCATTTTTCCTGGGAGCGATGAGGAACCCGCTGTAGTTAATCAGAAACACGTTTTATTATTCGCGCGCAAGTGCCATAATAATGAAGTGCTTGATTTGCACCCATATATTTGCTATGCATAAAAGGGATGATATGGAAATCCAACTTAGAGGCTTCAAATGCGAGCGATGCGGGCACGAATGGCGACCCCGAAACCCCAACGAAATCCCCGCTCAATGCGCCAATCCCGACTGTCGATCTCCCTACTGGAATCGACCACGCAAACGAGGAATGGCGACCAATACCGGACTGGCCCTACGAGGTGTCAAACCACGGAAGGGTAAGGCGGGCGCGTGATGGAAAGATCGTAAATCAATGCCCGCCTGTGGCGGGCTTGCCAGCGGGTGACAGTCGCACCAAGGAGAGTTTATTATGAACCGCTCCTTGGAGGGGCGGGGAACACTCGCCGCGGGATACAGAATGATCGAGTCGTTTTCTTTGTCGGGATTTCGTTGCTTCAAGCAACTGAAGCTAAAAGACCTTCGGCGAATCAATATCGTTGTCGGAGACAATGGAGTTGGCAAAACAGCATTAGGGGAGGCGCTTTATCTTACCACCGCGTCATCGCCAGCAGGCGCGTGGTGGGTGAGGTTTACTAGGGGGAGAATCTTTCCCCAGTCACCTCAACCATTTGTTTGGAACCGCGAATTCTTTCAATTGTTTTGGCGTGACCTTTTCTATAATTTCGACGATAACGTTCCAATTACCGCGTCGTTAGTTGACTCATTTAAGGGCAAGTATTCTCTCAGGGTTTTTTACGATCTACGCCGTTCCGTCCCAATGCCTGTAGCGACAAACGTTCCGACATCACCTATCGCACCATTGGTGTTTGAGCGTACCACTCCACAAAAGAAAAAAACCTATACAAGTGTCGCACTTGACGAAAAGGGTCAGCCTCAGTTTAGTGGCAATCCTGAATTAATACCTCTGACTGCCATAATCCCTTCCACAATTTCCTCGAATCAGACGGATATGGTCAATTGGTATTCGACTCTCAGTAAAGAAAATAAAGAAGGCCCTGTGGTAAGTGCTTTAACCTCGCTCTTCGAACAAATTGAGGACGTATCACTGGAACTAGATGCAAGCTTACCCAGTCTATTTGTCAGCACAAAAGCGGTTGCGCAAAAACAACCGCTAGCCATCGTTTCTGCCGGTATTGGAAGAACTTTTTATACCTTGCTGGGCATCGCAAGCGCGCCGCGTGGAATAGTCTTAGTCGATGAAATAGAAAACGGCATCCATTATAGCCGTATGTCTTCAATTTGGGCGACGCTTTTAAAATCTTGTGAAGATAACGAAACTCAGCTTTTCGCCGCAACGCACAGTTTCGAATGTCTTCAGGCACTTCTGCCCGTTGTGGAGAAATATAATCACTTGGTATCTCTGATTCGTTTAGAGATAGACGATAAGGGCAATCATATCGCAAAGCAATTCTGGGGGAGAGAGTTGGAGGCGGCACTTCGTAGCCAAGGCGAGATCAGGTAGTGAAAAGCGCTTCCAACATTCCTACGACCGGCTCCGTCCACACTTCCCTCGCGAGTACGAGTCGATGCTGGAATCGCGGCTCGAGCAGGTCGAGATGGAGCGCGACCTTTACAAAACGCAAGTCGAGTGGATGAAGGAGCATCACTTCGAGAGCATCGAAAATTTTCTGGCGGGGATGCCGTGGCGGTTCCCCGACGACTAGAATCCATTTTGCTCAGTTTTGCCGTGGAACATGCCTTTCTTCCACGCATCCCACGCATCAAGGTTGCACGGATAGCAGAACGGCCCAAAGCCCCGCAGCAACCACCCAAGGCTATTCCCTTGCGGCGTGAGGCCGTGCTTTTTAGCCAGCGACTCGTGACAATGCTGACACCTCTGCTGCGGCCCCCAGCGAGCCATTCCCGTGCGCTGCTGCGACACCATGCGCTCGGTCTGCGCATAGCCGCCAGGCTGCCATGGGAGCGGACGTTCGGGATCGAAGTTAGCTGGGGTCGGCATCTTAGTGCCTGATCACGCCATCGAGCACGGCCGGGTTGCTGTCCGCGTCCGCGGCGATTTCCTTGATGACCTTGTTGTATTCCGTCTTATTCGTGCGGGACAGTTCGGCCAATTGATCGTAGGTCCACGCCCGTTTCTCGCGGACCTCGCCGCCATCGCGCACGTCCGCCGTGGTATTGCCAGCCGCCCGCAACGCACGATTACGCTCCAATTCCTTCAGCCCATCATCGACCACGCCGGTAGTACCCTGATTGCCTTGCGAGGTTCCCCACCCGCGCCGCTTGGCGAGATCAAGTGCCTTGAGCGCGGGATTGCCACCGAGACGCTTTTGGGCGAGCACGATCCGCTGGCGGCGCCACTCCCACGCTCCCATCGCGCAAAGGTCGCGAGCGGCGTCGGATTCGCTCAGCCCTTTGGCCGCTGCGTGATTTGCAATGTTCTGACGCTGATTCGGGTCTGACATCAACTGCATCGCCGCTTCGTCGAGTTCGCCGGAGTCCTCCAATTCCTTGCGATAATCGGTGCGCAGGAACTCCATCGCCTTGTCGTAGTCAGGCACCTGCTGGCGGGCGATGGCCTCCGAGGTTGCGCCGAAAGTATTGATGTTGTCCATCTCCTGACGCTGGCGGTCGCGTGCGAGCATCCGCTGATCTTCGCGGCGGCTCCACTTCATCCATGCAATGTAATCGGTATCGGCGTCAGGCTCGGGATCGTCGCCAGTGATGGCGGTAGTTGCAGCTTGACGGGTTTCGCGCTTGTCGCTGCGCTCCGACTCCAGTCGATCAAGCCGCTGAGTCAGGGCGGTGATGGTAGCGTCGCGCTTGCGCAGGTTGGCGTAGGCGTCGTTGGCGCGCTTTTTTTCTCGGGCAAGTTCTTCCGCAGTCTGGTCCGTCGCGCCGTCCGTTGCTCCCGCATCCGTCGCCGCGTCCGTCGTCGTGTGATTAGTCCCATCGGCCATAAATTTTGCCTCCTAGAGATTCCCTGCATTCTTAAAAATCGTTTCCGGTTTAGGGATTTTACCCCCGAAAACCAAGCCTTGTTTCTCCGCTTTCTTAATGGATTTAAGGAGACTGCCGAAGCCTGAGAGATTCGCATGGACCGGCAAGTCCTTCAACCATTCGAGGTTGCCCATCAGGTGCTCGATGGCTTCCTCGGTCGAATCGCCGACACCAATCATCACGCCGATTTCGTCGGTGCTCTTCGCCACGAAATGATAAAGCCCGTCCAACTTGCAATAGTGATAGAGCTTCATCCAGCGCAACACATCGGCGGGCAAATCGAGCGTTTTCCACTCGTCACTGATTGCGGGGTCTTTGGTGCTGGCCTCGTAGTGCAGCGTCGCCTCGGCCGCAAAGCCCCACTCAAATTCAGGCTGGATCAAGACACCGTTTGCGCCGTGCCAGATTACATCGGCGAAATTCATCATGCTCTCCAGTTGATGCTCGCCGGTCTGCCCCGGCATTCGTGGCGTCGGGTCAATGAAGTAGGGCACGCCGTCCTTGACTCGAATCTCGGTTGCCCACCAGTCGCGATAGCCGTACCGCCGCAGTATCGGGGCCATCGCCTCGTTGACCGTCTTGATTTCGTCGGGCAGGTCGGCGTCGGAGAGGACGGAGCCTAGATACAGTTCGTTCTTTTTTTCATACCCCTGGAAGGAATATGCGGGAAACGAGCCGTCGATGCACCAGCCGTCGTAGCCGATTTCCATGTCGGATTCGAGATCGTCTTGCACGATGAACACGACCTGCTCCTTGGCGCCGCCAAAAATAACCGCGAGGCTGTCGAGCGTGCGCTGACTGTGGGCGTAGTCGAGGTGATGCCAGGTTTCCATATTGGCGCGGTAGCGGTTGACCTTGATCCACTTGTTTTCGTTCTCTTGCAGATAGTCCGCGAGTGCGGAGAGGCCGACGATGCGCTCGGATGGAATGGTCGGGAGGCCAATCTGTTTGAGCACATCGAGGAAATAGTCGCGGTAAAGTTCGAGGTCGGTCCCGCCGAAGTGCCCCCACACGGCTTTGCCTAAGCTGCGAAGGTGCCGCTGCAACCCGCCAAAGCCGATATCGGGAAACACAAAGAGGTCGATTGAGTCGAACACGTCGGGGTGGAGTGGTTCGTCTAGGCGCTTGACGCGATCGAGTCCCTTGCCCTGCACGCACTGGCGCACGTCCTGATACTCCTCATCGACCGGAGAACAGTAATAGACTGTCGCCATTGTTTCGGCCAACTTCTCGGCGATCGAAATAAACGTGCCAAAATCCCAAACGCAGGCAATGACTTCTTCGACGGACTTCATAGCGCTGGTGGTGGTTTGTCCACTTCCGCATCGTAGAGTTTCCAGTCTATTCCCAACGTCATCGCGACGACGCGCTCGACAACATCCGCAACTCGATGCTGCGAATGATAGGGCGCGTGCCTGTCACCGCCAGGATCGGAAAACTCAGTGCGCGGGCAGCCGCACGGGTAGCTGGGCGCCCCTTTCGCGTGAGCCGCTTCGTAGGGAATATCGAAATCATCGACGATCTTCTGTCCGATTAAGGCAAATCGGCAAAGCATCGCCTCGACCAGTTCGTGCAGCCCCAAACAGAACTCGTGAAACGGATGCGATAACTCGGAGACGCGGATATTTAAGACCTGCGTGGCGTCGTCATCGTAAGTCCAGAACCAATCCCCTGAGGTCAAATATCTTTGAGCCTTATGCGGGATAGTCCGCCAATCGATTCGGATCACTGCGCTAACTCCCGCGTGCTTGCCTGCGTAATCGCCACACCATCATTGCGCGCGAGCAGATGCGCCACGATCACGAATCCGCCGCGCCCGTCCGCTTCGAGGTTCGTTCCGGCCAGCACGTCGCCGTCAGGAACTACCAGCGTATCGCCGAGCGCCAGCTTTTTAATCTGATGGACGAAACTCATTTGTATTCCCCTCCGCCGCGAAGGTTGGAGAAAATATCAGTCGCCGCACGCACTCGGTCCACCCGATGCTTGCGATCTTCGAGGTCGGCTTTGTGGGCACCGATCAGGGCATCCATGATATCGCGCAGGTCGGACGACAGCGCCTCTTTGCTTAGGTTGTCGGACTGCGCTTTCAAATGCGTAGCCTTTGCGAATGACAGAGCGGCCTTGCCTTGGACCGCCATCGTCTCGGCCTTGACCTCTTCGGGCGTGCGCGATTTGCCACGTCCCGTGCCCATGCCTTGCATCCGCATCTGCATCTGTTGCTGTGCGTTTTGCTTGATGGCCTGCTTCAACTTCTCACGGAACTGCACCGGCAACAGGAACCAGTCGAGCAGTTCCGGGATGAAATTATTGGTTTTGATCAGCACCGGCGCAAGTTCGGTGATCTTGTCCATGTAGAGACGGCGCAGCGTCGGGTCTTGCTCGGTGTCATCGATGGTCGTATCGAGCAGATCATCGAAGTCGTCTTTAGCGAGCTGCACCGCCTGCTCGCTGCCGGGACCACCGATGCGCACCCAGCGATCATCGGCAATCACGGCAAGAAACTTCTGCGTGGTGTCGGCCTGCTCGCGCTCGAAGCGGGCAGACGAATCGAAATAAGCTGCGAGCAGCAGGAGTCCCATTGAAAGCCGCTGGCGCAGCCCGACGCCGGTTGAGTCCCCCGGCGCCAGAAGCGATTCGGTCAGTCCCGAAAGCGTCTCCATCGACTTCATGCCGAACTGGAGCAGGGCCACGGTGCCTTCGGGAATGATCGGCTGTTGCTTGGGTTTGACACGGCCCTCAGACAGCGCATTGCGCTTGAACCAGTGAACTGCCCCCGGCGTGCTCGCCGTCTTGCGATATTCGGCCGCCTGCGGTTCCGACATCGCGCCGATTTCAACGTCGATGCCGCCCTTGGTCTGCGCACCGATGATCTCCACCGCCGAACTCGCGAGTTTGTCCACCAACAATTGCGGGTCGATAAACAGGCGGATCATGCCGTACCAGAGTTTGCGCTTCTCGTCCCAATCGCCAGTGAGACAGTTGAGTGAGAAGCCATCGATCGGCATCTTCTCCGGGCCGGAGAGCACCAGCGAATCGTTCAGTAAAAAGATGCGCCAGAACACGTCTTTCAAGACTTTCTCGGCGTTGGCGGGTAACTGGCCGGTTTTAGCCGCGAGACGGCGGCTATACATGTTGAAAGTACTGGTCGGTAGCCAGTCGTATTGTCCGTCGATGTCTTTGAAGTAGTAGCCTTCGGTCGCCTTGGTGTACTGGAAATCCGTCACCGAGATTTCCTCGGGACTGTGCGGCATGTCGCCGCCCTTGTTGGTCGGCTCAGTCATGACCCACGGCACACGGTAGCGCACGAGGTCGGCCTTGACCGGATAATCCTTGGGCGCACCTTCGCCACCTGCCGCTGCCATCAAAATGTCCGCTACACGCGGCCACTTCTGGATGGCCGACTCGACTGGCATCTTACGCTTGCGCGCCCGCCACTTTGTCCCCATCAGGTTCTCGCGGGAACTTGAAGGAAATATAGCCTCCATCGGAGAGAAGCGCTGAATCTGGATAATGCCGGCAGGATTCGAGGAACGGGAGATGTACGATTCCGTCCAGCCCATGCCGGTGACATTGCGATCGTGTTTGGCACGGGCCAACTCGAATTGCGCTCCAGCCGTGTCGTAGGCCCATTCTTTGGCTTTGGTGCGACAGTTGTGTGCTATAATCCCACTTGCGACATAGAAACCTTCGGATGTTTCGAGGTTAAAAACAGAAACCCCATGAACTACGCGACGTGCGCACTTGGTCACACGCACTGTGGGTATCACGCCCGGACCGTCAGTACGGACGATCTGGCCCGACTCTATTTCACGGAAAAGCGCGACGGCCCGGAGATTGCGAAAATCACCGGCCTCGACGCCAGCACCATACGATTGCGGCTTAAGCGGGCGGGTTACGTCTTGCGAGGCGCGGGTGCCGCCTATTGGAAAGGCCGCCGACAGATAGCCCAAGCACCTTTTGAAGAATTGGTTCGACTCTATAAGTCGGGCCTTGATACGGGCGCTATTGCGAACAGATTGGGCCTTCAACAGTCGAGCGTCTATCGCACATTGCGTAGGAACAACATCCCTATGCGCACCAACGCCGAAGCTAAGACGCTCGCCTACGCCACTGGCCGACAACGGAGCCAATTCATGAACATGGGAAGTCTCGAGGAACGAGCGAAGTACAAAGAGATTCACGCGAAACCGCGAAATCAGGCGCAACGATTTCTCTTTGATGGACTGACCGAACGTGGCTATGCCCCGACTCTCGAAAAGGCGATCGGACCTTACAATGCAGATTTGACCGTAGTCTCCGTCGCCGTGGAAATCGTTGGGGTGAACGCCAAAAATCCGGGTAGCGTGAGCAGTGGCAGCCGGTCGAGTTTCGAGCGAACGTGCTTTTTCTTCGATGCGGGTTTCAGCATGATCGAAGTAGTTTCCCAAGCCCAGGTCATTGAGCAACTTGCCCTCGACAAGATCGTCGAATTCATTCAACTCGCCGAGAGGTTTCCACCCGCGCATCGTGAGTATCGGATGATTTGGGGTTCCGGTAAGGACGCGGCCATTCGACAATTCGAGATCAACCAACACTCCAGTGTAAAGGCGCTCGAAAGTTCGCCGTATCTTCCCGGCTCGCGTTAGTGTCTCACCGATAAAGCACTCTGCTTTAAATTGCGCTTTCGTATCTTCGGGATTGCGCGCGACATAGTACACCGATAGGGGCACGCGGCGCTCGATACCATCGACAATGCGAATAAAACGCTGCGTCTCATTGAGCGTGATCATGGGGCGCCCGCTGGCTTCCATCACGCTGCGATCGGCCTCGCTTATCTGGTCGCCGTCAAAGAACGAATTGGCGCGGCGGGCCTCAGTGCGCCACATCTCCACTTTCGGCTTTTCGCGGGTGAGTTGCCGGATAGCCCATTGGGCATCGGGTTCGTCGCTATCAGTAATCGAGCGGCGGCCCGTGCGGTCGGAGAGTTCACCTACGTCCGAATCTGGAGTAAGGTCTTGGAGGCGCTGATGTGGCAGACCCTTGGGCGTTCCAAGGAGTTCGCCACCACCACCGAACCCGCCAGTGCTGTCGAATGTTCCCGGCATGATTAGCGCCTCCGCCCATTAGCAGTAAGAATCGGTGGCGTTTTTGGCTGCATGCCGACCAGTCCGATTGGATGACCCATCGCCGTCAGGTCGATAATCGCCATCGGACTGATATGCGCCGGTATCACGCACTCGAAAAATTCCTTGCGGGTGAGCATGTGACCCAATTTAAGATGGGCGCGCTGCTGCTGCTCATAAAAGGCTTCGAGCGCCAGCCAGCGGCAGGCGGCGGCGTCAAACAGACTGGAGTTTTCGTTTTCCACTGGGCACCTTAGGCGGGGGCGTGGTGAGCAATTGGCGGCATTCGTCACGACGGCCCTTGAGATCGTCATAGCGCGCCTTTATCTGGTCGAGTTCCCGCTTACTCGCTTTCATCGCACTATTGAGACGTTTGAGTTCGTCGCGGATTATCTGACGCGGCGTGCGAGTCGATTGAACCGGAACCGTACTGTTGACAGGTGCGGTCGATGTCGTTGGGGCGAAAGTCTCAGCCTGTGCTGGCGCGGGAGTATCATCCTTCACCGGATCGCACCAGAACTGGAGATTGAATTTCTCCATCAGGGTATCGCATACGTCAACGCGCTCGTAGCCCCGCCCGATAGCTTCGCGGTAGAGTTGCACGGCATCGGGCGGGAACTTGTCGAGCAGGAGCAGTTCGGCGATGCCCTCGGTCAATGCCTGCTCGCGCCCAGTCTTTTCCACCACGATCTCGGCGACGGGTTTGCCGCCGGCCCCGGTCGCAATCAAGCGAAACTTAGGCATCAGCCTTTCTCCCGATAGTAAACGTATTCTTTATCGGAACGGTCGCGTCGGATTTCGATCATCTCATAGTCACGATGTAAAAATGGCGGCACGATTTTCTCGTCGCTGTGGTAATTGTCCATCAACGCAAATGGCGAGATGATCGCGAAGCGAACTATATGAGGTAGCGGATCTTGTACGAGTTGCCATTTGGTCATTCCGTCTGCGGTTTCAAATAGTGCCATCATCTTAGCCGCTCCTTTCTTCCATCCGCAGCAATTGCTGACGCTTGAGAAACCACAACTCCGCCGCCTTGAGCACTATCACAATCGGCGGAATCTCGCCCGCTTCGTTCGGCACGCCGAAGATGTCGAGCACCTTATCAAGCTGCCCGATTTGCTCGCGGGAGAGGGAATCGACGGTGATGTCATTCATCGTCTTCGGCCTTATCCCCGTCGAAGCAATAGCGTTTGCCGACCTCGAACATCCAGAACATTTCGCCGCGGGTTAGATTCGACGAGCGGATATTGTAATTGATCGAATCGTCGTCTTTGTCGGGGTTGACCCTTGCGATGACCATCACTAACTGGCGCGGATCGACTTTCCCAGACTCGATTGCGTCAAGGAGTTTATGGAGGCATTTCAACACTTCCGCTTTCGGGGTTGCGTAGATTTCCGCAAGCTTCAGGGTTGGCTCAGCCATTATGATCTCCGCAACAGCACGCCCATTCCGGCTTGCCGATGCCATACTGGTATCCGTGACGGCGACGAGCCATCAAACAGGAAAACTCAACAATCGGCGCATCAGATGTCCAATCCCATCCCAGCCAGCCACAAATAGAAGCCTCGCCAAACGCGATTTGCGCAGCCCTAGCCCCGATGAAAATCCCCTTCATCGGCTGAACCACGTTGCCCCGCCGCGTGCGCTCACACGCCCCTCGAACATGCCGATGCCGTGCTGCTTTGCATAAGCCGCGTCGTCGCCGTCCTCGGCCTTGGGCGTACCTTCGTCGTAGGTCATTTGAAATTCCGGATCCTTGATTCGCGATAACGCATCTAAAAACTCATCGTGCGGAAGGCTGCCCTTGCCTGACCACGGAATATATTCCTGCTCGATGGCGTAAGCCATTAGATCGACGCGCACCCCATCCTTCTGCTTGTAGATGAAGCGCGGTCGCACGCCCGCGCCGCCGTCATCGGTGATGTCCTCGACGCCCGGCAGTACGATACGCTTTTCGCGGAAGTCTTGAATCAGGTCGGCGATACGGGAATCCTTCGAGCGCATGTGCCGCGCACCACGCCGCCCGACCGGAATCACCGGACAGTTGATGCCGTACTTCTCGATGTCGCGGTCGAGGTAGAAGCTGTCCGACGACATGCCGGTCTCTTCATAAAGAATGGCGTCGGCTTCCCAATGGTCGGCCATCTTGATCAATGCCTTGGTGCGTTCGTCGGGATTGAGGCGATCGAGCACGAGGTCAACCAGAAAGAGTTTGTTCTCGGGGCCACCGGCCAGTGCCATGATGCAGGTGCGGTCGGCGTGCTTGTGTTGCGAGAGCGCTGGGTCACAGATGATCCAGACGTGGAAGCGGCCAGGGTTAATCTGGTCGGTATAGACCTGTATCCACTGGCGCTCGAAGCGCTGCGGCAGGGCATTCTCGGGCCGTTGCTGGCAAGTGGTCTCCCACTTCCATTGATCCTTTTTCGCATCGATATAAACTTTCGCGCCGTGAAATTCTTCCCACAGGAAACGGTTGCCGGGAGCAAGATACGTGGCTTGCTCACTTTTGGGGTCAGGCTCCGCCATCAGGATGACGACCTTCCAGCGGTCGCGGTCTTTCTCAAAAATGCGCCCGACGAAATCACGCGGCGCCCAGCGGTTGGTGCAAACGACGATCTTGCCGCCCGGCTTGAGACGGTCGGTGACGACAGAATCGAATGTTCGCATACGGGCTTCCATCGTCACGTCGCTGGTCGCTTCCTCGTAATTCTTGAGCGGGTCATCGATCAGCACATAGTCGGCGCGGATACGGGCAATAGCTCCGCCCCAACCCACCGCGTAAATCTTGCCGTCGCGGTCGGTCTGAAAGTAGGTCCGCGCGCTCACGTCCTTGCGTACGTGGCACCAGGGGAAAATCTCGTGATGAATGTCTGAGCGGAGCTGGTCGCGGACGGTCTGCCCGAACTGGCTGGCGGGCTTATCGCCATACGAGACGATTAGGATTTCGCGGTCGGGGCGCCGGCCGAGCAGCCAGGGCGCGAAGCCCGCGGTGCAAAGTCGGGTTT